CCTTAGAGGCCTGAATTCACAGGTTGCTCCAGAGGTCAGCATTTTGCTATAGCGCTGCTGACTTGCGCTCCCTCAACGTGAACTAAAACGTATCATCGGGTCCGTCCAGACTGTCATGAGGACGGAGTTTATAGTTGTGCCCAGACGTGTATCGTTCACCACGGGGAAGATCATTCTGGGATACTCCGGTTCGCTTGTTCGAACCGAAGAGTATCTGTCGTAATAATCAACCCACGAAGGATCTGATAAACTCACACATATGGCAGATCGAAAGGGGGCTAGTTCAGTCATTTCCTGAAACTGGGTTTCTATCAATCTCTGCTGGGTGATGGTTATGCCAAACTGACTCTCAACCAAAAGCCTGGTTCTGATTCCTGGCTCTGGGAATGTCAAGTTTTTTATTCCATAGTTTAATGCTTCAAGCAATTGCGTTCGATTCCACTCGTCGAGATTTCTCGATGTTTTTATGTAATTTTCAATGTTTATTGAGGGAGTCAATCGTAATACTGTCTTTGCCATCTCCTGGATTATTGGACATCCTGGGTACTGATGGGCATAAGATAAGGCTTTCACCTTTAATAGCATTTTCTTGGTCTTGGGACTGGCACGTAAATACTTGTCATTAGTCCACCCCATCTGTGCAACTACTTCTATGGGGTTGGTGACGTTGATTAATTCTACCGGGTCGTATATTAATCCACAGAAACTGGCCGTTTCCAAATTTTCATGTATTTCTATCTTGATCTCCGCTCCAAGCCGAGCAAAGTCGGCAGCAGTGGGATACTGATCAGCAACACAAACACAATCATCCCCTTCGATACATGCTTCGACGGTGTCAGGATCGACACCTATCTCAGACATTAAGAAGAGAAGGATCATTAAATTGGAGAACCCGTTGCCCAGGGAAGTATTCATTTCCCCGGACATCCTGGTGGCTTTAATCTTAGCGGTGAATTGCTTAAATTCACATATATTAACTCCACCTAGCACAGTGCGCATAATGTTCATAAATTCGTCGTGTTCGGGTAAACCCGAAGTCATGTAGTCATATAGCTCAAATTCACAAGCTTCCATCAACTCCAAAACAAAAGTTGATTCATAGCCAGTATAATCTGTAGCCATATATTTGGCTCCCACACGATAGAGCATATCTCTCATGTACTTTGGTCGGTCCCTTATGGGTATTTTCTTAATGAAGTACTTAAGTTTAAAAACTTGTTCCTCAATCAATTTAAATATGGGTCCAACCTTGCACTTAAATTCATCCGTTCTAGAATAAATTCCCCGTGCATGTTTCCATTTGTTATATTGCTCTCTCTTCACGAACGCTTTGACCTTATGGTACCGCGCCTTCCAGAATCTGCCTCTGCCGATCCTCTCCCATTTATCACTGAGCTCATCCTTTCGTGATCTGGGATAGGTTGTCTTTTCGAGCCAGCACTTGAGGGAAGTGTCGGCATCTGGCTCGATGGGTACTAGTCGTTTTCGAACCCATTCCCGCACAAAAGTCTGAAACTTTTGCACTGTAGGGTTGTGGATTTGTGGCATTTGGCGAACAGAGCGTTTCCTTACGCCAGCTGCAGCAGTCATTGGGTCACCTGGATTTGGGTGAGGCAAGGTCGCCCCAATCAAATGGAAATCCAGGCTGACCAATACAGGCACTCTGCGTGTAGGGTCAACTGGACGAGGCTCACTGATGGTGCATCCAACCTTAATAGGTAGGACACACGGATCAGGTAGTTCGGGCACCTCGTCAAAGTTGTACCCATAACACAGTTC